ATGGCAACGGTCAAATTAACAAAAAATTTTATAAATAATATTGATATAAATTCGATCGATAAAAAAATTGATTATTATGATACAGAGATTAAAGGATTAGTACTAAGAGTATCACCATCTGGAAATAAATCTTATAGGTTAAAATATTATGTAGATAGAAAACCAAAAATACATACAATAGGGAAGCATGGAGGTATTACATTAGTTCAAGCTAAAGCAGAAGCTCAAAGATTGAACTCATTAGTCATACAAGGTTTAGATATAAATGAAGAGAAAAAATCTAAACAAATCGATAATCTTAGTTTTAAGGAATATCTTGATAACTTCTATATAGACTGGTATAGGAACAATAGAAAATCGTATAAGTCTACCATTAATATACTTAAAAATACTGTAAAACCACTTCATAAAATAAAATTAGAGCAAATAAAGCCGAGTATAGTTAACACTTTTGTTACAAAATATCAAAAAGATAGAGGTTGTAGCAATGCTAGAATAAATAGAATTATAGTTGCATTAAAAGGAGCTATAAGTAGAGCTGTTGATTTTAGCTATTTAGAAGAGAATACTTTATCTAAACTTAAAACACTTAGAGAATCATCTCATACTATCAGATATCTTAATGATAAAGAAACAAAGAGGTTCTTTGAATATCTAGAAAAGCAACCTAAGATTCTAAAAGATATTGTAACTGTTGCTTTTTATACTGGTATGCGTAGAAATGAACTATTCTCCTTAAAGTGGAAGAATATAGATTGTCATACTAATCAGATAACACTTGCAGCTAAAGATACTAAAACAAATAAAGGAAGATCTATACCTATACATGAGGAAGTTAAAAAAATTTTTGATAGTATCAGTAAAATTGAGGAATATGTTTTTCTATCAGAAAAGTTAGGCACTAGGTTAACTACCATTAGAAGTTATTGGGAAAGATTTATGAAAGAAGCCAAAATAGAAAGTTTCCGTTTTCATGATCTAAGGCATAATTTTTGTAGTATGTTAGTTATGAAAGGCGTACCAATATATACGGTTGCACAACTAGCAGGTCATGCAGATGTAAAAACTACGCAGATATATGCACATCTTAGTCCTGATGTTAAAAAGTCAGCTATTGATTTGTTGTAGTATAATAGATTAAATGTAAGTTTTTATTAAAATTTATTGGAGATAGAATGGATTTAGGAAATTTTAAATCAGGTTCATTAAGACAAGAGTATAAATATAAAAGCTTTTTGCCTGAGAAAATAAACCATACTTTCACATGGGGTGATCCACAGATAAATACAATGCTTGAAACTGCTACTAGAGCCTTAGGCGAGCTTAATGCTTTTACCATGATTATTCCTAATGTAGATATTTTTATACAAATGCATATTGCTAAAGAGGCAAATACTTCTAGTAAAATTGAAGGTACAAAAACTGAAATGGATGAGGTTTTAATTTCTAAAAATCAAATAGATCCAGAAAAACGGGATGATTGGCAAGAAGTTCATAATTATATTAAAGCCATGAATCATGCTATTAAAGAACTCGATAATATTCCTATCTCTAATAGACTTATTAAAAATATTCATGCTATATTGTTGGATAGTGTTAGAGGAGAAACAAAGTTACCTGGTGAATTTAGAAAGTCTCAAAATTGGATTGGAGGAACTAGCTTGGCTACAGCTTATTTTATTCCTCCTCACTATGAAGAGGTTAATGATTTAATGGGGGACTTAGAAATATTTTTACATAATGAGGATATATTTGTCCCACATCTTATAAAGATAGCTATAGCACATTATCAGTTCGAAACTATCCATCCTTTCTTAGATGGTAATGGTCGCATTGGTAGGTTGATGATTACATTATATTTAGTGAGTAATGGGTTACTTAAAAAGCCATCTTTATATCTATCTGATTTTATAGAGAAAAATAAATCGATATATTATGAGGCACTTACAAGAGTACGAACTGATAATGACTTAATATATTGGATTAAATTTTTCCTTGAAGCAATTATTACTACAGCAAATAGTAGTATTGAAACATTCAAACAGATACTTAACCTAAAACAAGAAGTTGATTCTATAATATTAGGGTTTGGTAAAAGAGCTCCTAATGCAAGTAAATTAATAGAGGTTTTATATCAGAAGCCGATACTTGCAGTAAGTGATATTGTAGAGCGACTAGATGTAAGTAAGCCTACAGCAAACTCGTTAATTAAAGAGTTTGAAAATAAAGGTATTGTATCAGAAGTTACTGGCTATGAGAGGAACAAGCTTTTTGCTTTTGACAGGTATTTAAATATCTATAGTAAAGCTTAACTCTTCAAATTTAACTAAGTATTATTTTAGTAAAGGTAAACTCTTTAAATTTTACTAAGGAATTAAAATTATTTATTTCAAGCTAAAATGCATATACAAAGAAGCTATTTTTGAACAGTTAGGAAAGTCAGATAGCGACACTCACCACCTAAGTTAAAGCAAAATTATACTAGTAATAAACCGTTCAGGTCACATTTCAAGTGTTGATACAATTATATTTATACATCTAAGTAAATAATTTTTACTATGATGATAAAATCAGCTATTAATTTGTTGTAGTACAATATAAAAATATACTCTAAGTCATTATTAGAAGTTATCCAAAGGAAACCTGATACCTCACTCTATATATCCTCCAATAATGACAGCCACCATTATAACAAAACATTTGCTGTAGTTAATAGGGTATATAGCAATCTCAAAATTATTCAAGTCAAGGTAGGTAACATTCAGAGGCTGTATCGGCGAGTGATGATGACAAGAATATTACCTACCAAGGACTTAGTTTGGATAAAGTCTTTAGGGATGAAGAATTTATCCAAAACATGCCATTACTAGAGATCATGAGTAAATACTTTTATGTTAAAAAAAGATCTCTAATAATGACAGGTTTAATTATTACTTATAAATAGGATTAGTATCGTTGACAAGATAGGTCAATCTTTAATAATTTATCTACACTTTTAACATAAAAAATCAGAATTGATACCTAATTTTGAGGCATTATATTTAGAAAATTGAATTTTTATTTTTTCTGCTTTGTAATTTAAACAAGTTATTTCTTTTTTATCAAAATCTATTTCGCAAGGTTTTGGTTCATATATAGGGTGTAGTCCATAAGATATTTGATCTATAATTGGATAAAATCTTTTTTTGAACTTATTTTTATTATCAATAACCCATTTTTTTGAGACCTCTTCAGGCAATGTGAATTTTGTAGATATACATAAAGTAAATGATTTAGTGTTGCTATTTTGTTTTATATGTAACGTTAATTTATAGGCCTCAAAAATTAAATATTTTAAATTTATATCAAACATAATAATTCTCCTATATTTTATTACTTTTTTCTAAAAATTCTGGTTGATATACTCCATTATCTATTATTGGAATAATTTTATAGGATATAGGAACTATTATGGTTGAACATATTAGACTAAATATTAGTTTTGAGATAAAGCTTATAATTGTCATTGACAAGATTGTGTATATAGATTCTCCAATAGGTAACATAATTAAAAAAATTACTGAAAAAGTAAATATAAACTCTCCAATAATATCAGCTAATAATATGCGTAATATGATATTTAATTTTTGATTTTTAAAGACACCCAACATAAAAGAAGCCATGTTTAGTCCCAAGAGAGCAGCTATACAATTATAAAAAAATACATGAGTAAACTCATCTTTCATCGATATATTGTAAGCTTTAGCAAACATTTCTTTCCCTACTGGGGCAGGTAGGTTATTTGTTAATTGCAGAATACCAAACCCAACTCCAATAGTTAATAAAGCGAAGAACGTCATTCTACGAGTATAGATGTAATGATAATTTTCTGTAACTATATTACAAATAACGAAACATATACCAATAAAAAAAATACAGGTAGCACTAGTTGCAATATTAAAAAAATTAAGGAATCTATATGATGTGATCATACTTAAAGCTAAAAAAAGAGTATACATCATAGATAAAATATAGAAGCTGTTCATTTTGTTGGATAGAATGTGCTTTCTATCTAGAGAGAAACCTGATATTTCCTCAAAAATGCTTTTAAAAATTTTATGCATTAAGTTCATAAATAATTTTGACCCTATATGTTTTATATAAAGATCGAAATTATATTATTAAATATAACTTAGTACAAACTTTTTTGTATATTATATAAACTTAGCTAGTCCCACTCTAAATTTAACAGACTTTATATCTATAGTTTCTAACTTATCTCCTTGAGATATGTAATAGTTATCATTAAAGAAAGTTAATTTTCCAATTTTTAAATATTTATTATCATCTTCTAAAACTATTAAAATATTGTTTTTGAAACTCTCTACACTATTGAATTTTTTAATATAAAGTTTTGTACCAAAGGGAAATAAAAAATCATGGGTATTTACAGATATTATAAACTCTACATTTTTCTCTTTTGTAGTATAAACTTTAGTTGTTTCTTTTAAGCATTTTGTTTTAATTTCAGAGGTCGTTATAACTGGTACTTCAATGCCAATGTAATCATTTTTAACTATTTCTCCATCAATAAAAGATAATTTAAGAGCTTTAAGGAATTTAAATAATTCTTGTCCTTTTGGTTCAGATACACCATTAACCCATTTACTTACAGCTCCTTTTGAACTTCCTGTTTCAGAAATAATACTTGTTTGTTTTATTCCAAGCTCTTGCATTCGAGCCATTATAAATTCTTTTGTAAGTTTTTTTATACTCATAATTTATACCTTATGATAATAGTTATCATAAAAAGTTTATTTAGATAAACAATAATTGTAAATAAATAATCAAAAGTTTCTATATGTAAAAAAATAAATAACATATTTGTTGACTTAATAGTTTCTTAATGTAAACTTATTATATCGATATAGTTTCTAATTGGAATCAATGAATAAGAGACAAATAATTAACTTTTTTGGTTCGCCAAAACAAATTTCAATATTAACTAGCAGAAAAAAGTCTGCGATATCAAAATGGTCTAAAAATGGAGTTCCCGCCGACTGTCAAAGAATTTTTTATTACATGACAGATGGACTATTAATACCAGATCGACATGTCTCATATGTTCCTATAGAAGAAATTCAAAAATTAACAAAAGGCAAACTTAAGGCAGGACAGTAGATATGAGTGTCAAAGCAATATCATGGGCATTTGATCAAGATATCAAAGAATCAGGATATAAATTAGTTCTTATAGCCTTAGCTGACTATGCTAATGATGATAATATAGCCTATCCAAGTTTTAGTAGTTTAGAAAAGAAGTGTAGTAGTTCAAGAACTAGTATTTCAAGAGCTATTAATTTTCTTATTGAAATTGGTCTAATTACTAAAGTCAAATTAAGTGATTATGTGGGTAAAAAAGCGGATAAAAGACAGAGCTGTTATTTACTTAACATCGGTAGCAAAACGCTACTAGTAGCAAAACGAGACCAGTATCAAAACGCTACCGATCTTGGTACTGAAACGCTACCTAAGTTGGTATCAAAACGCTACTCTAACCGTAATAAACCATCATATAACCGTCAAAATAATATATATGTCGAAAAATCAAAAAACACTGATTCAATTTCTGACCGGATTTCTCAATGGAAACAACAAGCTAAAAATGAAATTCAACCAACACAAGGTCAGCTAGAAGTTTTTGAGAAGTTTATCACCTATTGGACAGCTCATAATTCAACAGATCATAAATTCTTAGCTGAAAAGCAAAAAGCATTCATCTTCAAACAGAGATTTGCAACATGGCTAGGTAATGTTAAGAAATGGAATCAACCAAGTAACAGACAAACTAATTTTAATCAACAAGCCAACAACACAGGTTGGGATTATCTAGATGAGCTTCATAAACAAGAGACAATCAAAAAGTTTGGTACAGATGATACAGGAGTGATAGGACATGGATAGACAAGAAGTAACCACATTGCTTAAAACGATTAAACTTTGTTACCCATATTGGTACAGCAAGCTCAAAACAGAAGATATGCAAGCGTTAGTGGCTCTATATGAGACTAAGTTTGCAAAAGATGATTTTGAAACTGTACACAAAGCTGTAACAGATCTAGTTGATGAATGTAAGTTTGCACCAACTATGCAAGAGATTCGTTCAAAGATCAAATCGATACAACATAGCCAACAGATACACAGAGAGATTGAAGAGTCTAAAAATAGAATTACTTATAAGCCACCTAAAAAACTTAAAGAAATTGGACTTGATTACCTTAAAAATATTAAACAGCAGATAGCTTAGGAGAACCTCATGTTTGAACAAAAATCAGAAACATTGATAACTGAAAAAGCAATCAAAATGATAACTGAATCAGGTAAGGCTCTAGAGTTGATAAGTATTTGTGATGATATAGCACTGCCTCCTGCTGTTATAGCAGATATGACAGGCGTAACAGTTGTCACGATCCATAACTGGTTTGAAAATGGCAAGCTAACTAATGTTGCTACAGATGGTCAAGTTAAAAAAGCTAAGTTCAAAGAGTTTAAGCATTTGATTAAGAGAAAGGAAGCGTAACTATGAACATGAAATTTTTTAAAATCTTTTGGTTATCAAAGTAGATATATAAATTGAGGTAGTTATGAATATAGCAATATCAAGAAATCAAATAGGTAATGAAGAGATCAATAGTGTAAACGCTAGAGAGTTGCATGTTTTTTTAGAAGTTAAAACAGCATTTAAAGATTGGATAAAAAGAATGCTTGAATATGATTTTGAGGAAAATGCTGATTATATTTCGCTTGCTCAAAAAAGAGCAGGCAATAATGCAACTTTGATTGAGTACATAATCACTCTAGATATGGCAAAAGAAATATCTATGTTACAGAGAACTGAAAAAGGTAAACAAGCTAGAAAATACTTTATTGAATGTGAAAAACAGCTTAAACAAAATAACCCACAAGCCTTGACTAGAAAACAAATATTACAACTGGCTTTAGAATCAGAGCAGAAACTGGAGGTAGCTAATCAAACTATTAAACAGCAAAGATCTAAAGTCTTGTTTGCAGAATCAGTACAAGCATCAAGTACAGATATTTCAGTTGGAGAGTTAGCAAAGATCATTAAGCAAAATGGCTACGATATTGGTGGTATTAGATTATTTCAATGGCTAAGGGATACTGGTTATCTGATTAGAAGACATGGCACAGACTTCAATACACCAACACAACGATCTATGGATTTGGGATTATTTAGAATCAAGGAAGCGACAATTAATCATTCAGATGGTCGAGTAACAATTAGCAAGACAGTTAAAGTTAATGGTAAAGGACAAGTTTATTTTGTGAATAAGTTTGCTCTTATGAAAGAACGTGGGCTTGATAGGGTACATTAGAAGAAATATTTATAGATAGTATTCATCTGCTATTTATATTTGAATGCCAGCATGAACTAGTAACCATTTGTAAAATATAAATTTAGAGGGGATTTTATGAACTACTATATTAGCAAACACAAAAATAGATATGCTGTTTTTAGCGTACAAGATGGAGTTCTTAAAACCTTTTGGACTCTGTGGGGAGCTACAAGATTTATCAATAAGTTAAGAAGAGATAGGAGATTAGTAAATGGCTGATAACTCAATACTGGACTACGAAATAACTTATTGGATGAATCCCTCAAGCTCAAGTAATTATGGGAATAAAGATTGTGAAAGGTTACATCATGATAGATCGTTAGGAACTATGGAAATAGGTTTTAATAATCTAAAAAAACTTCAAAAAAGAGGTTTAACAATTATTAGTAAAAAAGATAAAGATTTTCTAAAGAATTCGTTTTTGATAAGCGAACACGATCCCATTCTAAAAGAGAGATTAGAGCTAATTGTTCAATCTCATAGGACTTTGCTAAGTCGTGATCTTCAAGATAGAGAGCAATATCAACACCAGCTTATTCAGGAGTATGGTAAGAACCTATATTTTGACCAATTAGTAAGACAGTCAAGTAACGGTAAAGGATAAATTTATAATGCAGTTAACACAAGCTAATATTAAGAAAATCAAACATAGTCAAAGATCTTCTAATATTGAAAAGATTAGAGATATTTCTAACCTGTATTTACAAATTAATACTAGGGATAAAAAGAGTTGGCTTTATAGATATTCGTTTAATAAAAAGCAAAAAAGCTTAGGGTTAGGTGCATTTCCTCAGATTAATTTAACTGAGGCAAGACAGATTGCTCAAAAGTATAACCAGGTGAAAGCTACAGGAATAGACCCAGCTAATTATTTAATAACAAGAAAGATTAAACATAACAAATCACTTAATATTTTAATAGATGAGTATTTAGAAAAGAAATCATCTAAAGTTAGAGAGCCCACACTTTGTTTAATTAGAAAATATTTATCTAATGATATCCAACCATATTTTAAAGGTAAAATCATTGATGAGATACAGCTTTTTGAAATCGTAAATTTATTAGATAAGTTTAGTACAACACCATCAAAACAAAAAAAGATCAAGTCAATATTATCAGGTATTTATAAGCTTGCTACTATTAAGGGCTTATGTAAGCAGAATATAATGTTAAATGACTTTACCGAGGTTATTTCAACTAATAAAAGTAGTCATTATGCTTTTATAAACCCAATCACACAACAAGGTGATTTTTCAATCTTACTTTATAAGTTAGCTAATACTAAATTATCTCTAAGGTATTCTGTAGCTCTTCAACTATTACCATTATTAGCATTTAGACCAAGTATGTTATGTCAGCTCAAGTGGGAATATTTTAATCAAAGTAATAAGTGTTTAGTTATTCCAGCTAATGTTATGAAGATGAAACAAGAGTTTAAGCAACCATTGAGTAAACAAGCTTATGATTTGATTATGTATATAAAGCCATATACAGCTAACAATAATTATATTTTTTCAGACCATAAAGATAATCATATTAGCCCTGATAGATTAAGAGAGATTGTACAACATGAATTAGGTTTTAATGGAGTTACAATGCTTAAACAGACTATACATGGTTTTAGACACTCAGTATCTACTGGATTATATCATTTACAGGGTGAACATAAGTGGCAGTCAGAAGCTATAGAGTTAATTCTTGATCACAGAAAAAGAGATAAGATTCAGTCAATTTACAATAAGTATGAATATATTGAAGAAAGACGAGAGATTTTACAGGTTTGGGCTAACTATTTAGATAAGTTGAGATCAAGAATAAAAAAACTCAACACACAATCCAACACACAACTTAAAAAAAAGAGGTTGAAAGCTATGTATAGTAAGGGTTTGAGTATGGTAACAGATAGGTTTATAAAAATTAGTATTAAATCTAAATGCTTATGCATAAAGGGTTTGAGGCTAAATATGGGGTGCTTATAGTAATCTCAGTGTATAAGACCAATAAGTTTAGTAAATAAGATTGATAATTTTAAGGATGTTTTAGATATGACGGAAGATATTTTAATAAATGAGGATGATATTTGCGGAGAAGCTTATATTCATATGGAAAATGTATTTGTAGATGATATGGAAGAAGAATTAATTAGTTTTAAAGAGTTAGAAGATAAATGGAATTTAACTAGAAATACACTTTTTAGATATGCGAAAGATCTTGGTATTAGGAGAATTAAGCAAAGCACGCCTCATGGTAGTTATAGATATGGTTTAACATACAAAGATACTGTAAGACTAAAAGATTATAAAAATCAACTTGAAGATAGACTGGCTCAAATATATATAAGGGATATGGTAGTTAATGATTATCTGAAGACAGCTTTTGGACAGTTTGGCAGTAGGAAATTTATGGAATAATATAAAAGATAGGCGAGGAAATGAAAAATATCAAATTTGAAGTACCAGTATATTATCAATTTTCAAAACAACTACGACCTACATTAATAGGTATGAATTGGTATCGAAATGCACTTTTTTGGGAAACTAATAATGTTAAGAAATATTATCATGAATTAGTTTACTCAATCGTTAAACAAAATCGTTCACCTATTCTTGATGGTAAGTATGAAGTTTACTATAAGTATTACCTAAAGAGAAAGACAACTGATCTAATGAATGTTGGCTCAATAATAGATAAGTTTGTGCAAGATGCTTTAATTGAGTCAAAGCTAATCAAAGATGACAGTACACCATACTATAGAAATGCAAATTTTACAGTAGGTGAAGTTGATAGGGATAATCCGCGTATGTTGGTGGAGCTAAGACCATGTTTAGATTAGTACCTATTATAATATTATTAAGTAGTTGTAGTATGTTGAAACCTGCTAAACTACTTGATAAGTTACTTACAACTCAATCAGCTAAAGACCTTTCAACATCTCAATTTCAAACTATGGCTAGTGTAGGTCTGTCTGCACGAGATACAAAGACGAATCAATATAGAGATTCTAATATTAAAAGCAAAGATACAGAAACAAACCATAAGCTAAATATAGATGATACAAAAGCACAACTTAATGTAGGCTCAAAGGTAGTTGACAAAAGCTCACGTAAAAACAATATATTAACTGATACAAAAACAAGTACTAATGACGATAAATATATGGCTAAAAGAGATATCTATCAAAATAACCAAGATGATATTTCAGCATTAGTTGTAGTCATAGTATCAATGATATTAACTATGTTAATACTGATATTCACATATTGGTTAGGTGGATATATAGCATTAAAGAGGATTGGTAAGTATTTGACAAAAAAGGGGAGTTGATATGTACACTGTCACCTATCGTAGAATGATAAATGCTATTGGCAAAGAATGGACTGACAAGGTATTTGCTAAGTGTGAGAGATACAATATAGAAGATATGCGTATTGGTTCAATAGGGTCACATTACGAAGAGAAATTTATTAATTTCATAGGAGACAAAGGCATAGCATATAAAATTGCAGATGAATTTCAAGGTGAGCAAATACTCATGCACAAATACCTAAAAAAAGAGTTAGAAAAGCTAGCAAAAACTGCTGTTGAGATATTATTTTCAAATGGATTAACTGTTGAGAATATAGATTGTGTTTTAAATAGTTACATTGATAGGAAAATAATTAGGCAAACTACTAAACAATATGGTTTGATTATATGAGTATAGAATATACAAAAGATGATTTATTAGAAAGTTTGATTAAGATAAATGTATACATGAGTTGTTTAGGTATTAAGTTTATTATTGATACAACAAGCTTGATTAGTATATTTGATAGCCTAGTTCCTCGAGGTATAATTAAGATCAATGTTAGCAAACATTATAGATGTAGCTTAGTGTTAATAATATTATCAGAGGTTAATACTGCCTTTAAGATTTCAAAGGGGTTGATGAATTTGTCTAAAAAGTTAAAAGATAAAGAGACTACATACCTTATTCAAAATAAAATTATAGAAATACAGCAACAATTACTGGAAGCTTACGAAAATATCTGTAAGCGTGATCAAAGAGTAAGTGAATTAGAAGCTATAGTTAATAAAGATAAAGCAACATGTAGGTATTGCAATAGTGACAATATCATTTTTAACAAAATGATACCTAGTAAGAATATGAGATTTAAATATTATTATTACACGTGTCAAGACTGTAATGAAAAAGCTTATATTATAGAGAACGCTGAGAAAAAGTACTAATAGAAATCATGATTAAGATAAATGTATACATGAGTTGTTTGAAACTAGTGTTAATTTTTGCTCTTAAAACATATTGTCCAAATAATATATAAGTATATAATATGAGATTTAAATTCTCTAAGGTATTTATAAATTATCTTTGAATGAAAAATGACAGTAAATCTATTGCTGAAGTTGCAACTATTCTTTCCATACTTCCTAGTGAAGTAGTTGAACGTCTTAAAATAATAGGAGGTTACAGCAATGAATTATCAAAAGGATCTTGGAAAGCCCAAGTATACATAAGAGATATTGAATATCTTGATAATTTTAAAGCTATAGAAATTGCTTATCAGCAAGGAATGAATGTACTTGTTGAAAGGATTAAAAGGCAACCTTCGAGATATAGAATGTTTACTCATAATTTAATGAAAAGATCGATCTAAGTTTATGAAACAAATAAGTATTTTAATATTGTTAATATTTACATTGGGTACAGTTTTCGCATCTAATATTGCATATGTAAATATGTCGAAAGTATATGAGTATCAACGAGTTAATACTCCAAGTACGATAGATGAAGAAAATAAACAATTAATTCAAGTAATTCATAAATATATAGAGAATGTTAAACCTTTTGTAGATATGAGAAAGAAACAGATTAAAGAACTTAATATTAGAATGAATAGTATTCATGATAAACAGTCTCTTATTTATAAAGAGCTTATAGTAGAGAAGAACAGATATCAAAGTGATATTAATTTTGTAAATAAACAGTTTTCAGATGAAGAAGAAAAAGCAGCTCCAGATTTGTCTAAGTATAAGCAATCAAATCTCAATAATATTGATAAGGTAAGTAAAGAAATTATCAGTGCTGGAAAATATGATGCAATTATGGATACAAAATATTTAGTCAGATACTCGCCTAAAAAAGACATTACTCAAGAATTTATTAGTAAGCTAAAAGACTTAAGAAAAGAAGAGCAGATCTAAAGCTCTTATTTATTCACTGTTTCTTTAAGAGTCTTACCAGCTTTAAAATGAGGAACAGTAGCCGAAGCTATTTTAATAGTTTCGCCAGTCTTTGGATTTCTACCGTCTCTAGCAGCTCTATGTTTAGCTTGGAATGTACCAAAACCTACAAGAGTTATATCTTCTTTCTTTTTAAGAGAGTCAGTAATGGCATTAGTAAAAGCTTTTAAACATTTTTCAGCATCCGCAATAGTAACGTCAGCCTGCTTAGCAATTGCATGTACTAATTCATTTTTATTCATATCTATTCCTATTTTTTTGTTATTACAAATCTAACTATATAACGAAATATAAAGCTGTGTAAAGTAAATTATATCTTTTGGAAGTGATTTTAGAATACAAAACTATTTTCAAAAAGTCACCACACATCAAATAAGTTATCACATTAAAATTTAATCATGATTAAGCTAATTGTAAAAATTTCACCTGCTTTTGTTTGGCATTTTAAGGCTGTTTATGGGGTTGGGTTTAGGTAGATATCTACACGCTTAAATTAACGCTTAATATAGCTCAAAGGTACTTTCTGTAAGGGTTTGAGTGTGGGTTTGATTAACTCGCATGATTTACATAGTGGGTGGAAATTTGAAATTGAGGGGTCAATGACTATATCTACAGACAAAGGATTGATAGTTAACAAGCAAGAGTTAGCCAATACTTTTGGGGTTGATGTTACTACTGTAGATAAGTGGATACGAAATGGTTGCCCTTATGTTGAGAAAGGCTCCAAAGGTGTAGCTTGGCAATATAATACTGCAGATGTTATCAAGTGGCGAAGAGATAGAGATGTTGAGTATGCCACTAAAGATACTTTTGATGTTACAAGTGATGTTAAAGAACTTGATATTAATATCAAACAAGAAAAGCTAAGACTAACCAAATACCAAGCAGATGAGCAGAAAGTTAAAGCAGAAAGAGCAGAGAGGAAATTAATACCCATTGAAGATGTGCAGTTAGTTTTAGGTGATTTATTTGTAATTATGAAAGATAAGTTACTTAATATCCCTGAAAGAGTAGAGATTGAACTATTAGGAGAAACGGACGCTAAGAAATTTAATAAGGTGCTATTAAGAGAAGTTAAGGACGCTATTGATTCTATATTAAATGGTGAATCAATTATTATAGATCAGATATTGGAGAAATCAGATGAAGAGTAGGGATGCTCATAAACTAATATACAGTTTATTAGGTCAATATTTTAAACCACCTGAAGATTTAACAATATCTGAATGGTCAGCAAAAAATGTATTTATGCCTAGTGGTACATCAGCTAGACCAGGGAAATGGCAAACAACCTCATATCAAGAGGGAGTATTTGAAGCATTATTAGATGATTCTGTACAGATAGTAACATTAATGTGGGGAGCTCAATTAGGTAAGACAGCGATACTTAATAATACAATTGGCTACTTTATAGCCCATCAACCTGAATCACAAATCATGATGCAACCGAGTAATGCTGACTTAAAGAAATGGCTTGTATCTAAGTTTGAACCAATGATTAGTTATTCAAATGCAGTTAATCAATCATTAGCAAAGCCTCGTTCAAGAGATGGTGTTAATAGTCAAACAATGAAGACATACAAGGGTGGGACATTAACTTTTGCATGGTCAGGTTCACCTACAACGCAAAAAGGTATATCAGCTCCGAAAATATATTGTGACGAGGTTGATGGATACGAAAGAAATAATGAGGGTCACCCTGTTAATTTACTATCTCAAAGATCAGCTTCATTTGGAAGAAAAAGAAAGATGTTAATTACAAGCACCCCGACACTCAAAGGTGCTTCATTTGTTGAGATGAGTTATGAATCAGGAGATAGAAGAGAGTTTTTTGTGCCATGTATTTATTGTGGGTATGAGCAAACTTTGAAATGGAAAAATGTTAAGTGGCTGAAAGGTGAAGATGGCGATCATGACTTAGAAACAGTTAAATACTTTTGTGAGAACTGCGGTGTTGGTTTAAGTGATATTGAAAAACGTAAGATGGTAGAGGCTGGTAAATGGATAGCACAAAATAAATTTAATGGTCATGCTTCTTTTCATTTAAACGAATTATACAGTCCATTTCGCTTAATGAAAGATATAGCCCGTTCTTTTTTGGATAAAAAAAAGACAAATGATATCCGTAGTTTTGTCAATATGTCACTTGCTGAAACATTTGAAGATAGAGGAGAAAGAGTAGAGTCGCATGAGTTATTAAATAGAGTAGAGCAGTATGATGTTATGCCTAAAAACTGTTTTGTAATTACAGCAGGCATAGATGTTCAATTAGATCGTATTGAGGTACAAAGTATAGGCTGGGGCGTAGGTGAAGAGTCTTTTGTTTTGGACTATCAAATATTTTATGGTAACACTGATGAAAATGATGTTTGGAATAAATTATCGAGATATTTAGATACAAAGAAATTTACATATTGTGATGGTAGAAAATTTGGTATAACGATGTCGGCTTTAGATACTGGGGGTACTGGTAATATGACATCCAAAGCATATGACTATATTAGAAGTAGGAGAAAAAGAGCAAATCCTTATGCAATTAAGGGTAGCTCAAATATTCATGCACCATTGTATGTAAGACCATCATTAATTAAAGCACCAAATAAACGAAATATTGAGTTATATAGCATAGGCACATCAGAAGCAAAAACAATAATCTATCAAAGATTAAAAAAGAAAGAAAAAAGAGGTGATTTTGTTATTCATTTTAAAAAAGGTTTATGTGATGAAGTTTATTTTAATCAGTTAACTGCTGAGGAGAAAAAGATTAGATGGGTTAAAGGATATCCTAAGGTTGAATGGAAGAATATTGCTAAAGATAAGAGAAATGAGGCATTAGATACATTTGTGTATGCACTTGTAGCACTAAGAATAGCCAATATTAATTTATATCAGATATACGAAGACTTAATAAAAAAGAAAGAGGTTAAAAAGTGAGTGGATTATCAAGATATACAGGAAAGTTGATTGATGACTTTGAAAGTGTCAAGCAATCAATAGATGATATTTTAAGCACTCCTAAAGGTAGTAGAGTTATGAGAAGAGATTATGGAAGTGATTTACATAAATATATTGACTCACCACTTAATAAAAGCAATATTGCAAAAATATATTTATCAGTTGTTCAAGCTATAACTGATTTTGAGCCTAGAGTATCTTTAGAAAAAAACAAGATTAATGTATCAGCAGATGAAACAGGCCATTTAATTATTGGATTTGAATTTATATACAAACCTAAAGGCACCAAACATACTATAAGAGGAGTTAAGATATGAGTTTTGATCTTAGTAAATTACCTTTACCTGATGCTATATCCAAAGTTAGCTATGATGATAATCTGAGTGCTTTGTTGAAACAATTTAAAACTTTGACTCCTGATTGGGATGTATATTTAGCTTCTGACCCAGTAGTTAAGATATTTGAGTCTTGTGCATATTTATTAACCTTGAAAGATCAACAAAGAAACGATCAAATTCAAGCAGTATTAATATCTAGTTCATCAGGTGATGATTTAGATAATTTAGGGGCTTTATTTTCAGTTGCCAGAGCTAAAGATGAAAAAGATGATAGATATAGACAACGTATATTAGGGGCATTATCTTTATTATCATCAGCAGGTATAGCAAAGGCATATGAGACTTTAGCACTACAAGCTGATAGTGATGTTGAATATGCAGTAGCTTATGATGATGACAAACAACCAGCTAAAGCATTTATAACTATTCAGTCTTTAAGTTCCAAAGATGGTAGTGCTTCAGCTGATTTAGTTAAAAAAGTAAATGATTATTTGAATAGTCCTGATAGAAAACCATTAGGAGCAGATGTTATTGTCTCAGGTGTTGATGTTATTGATTATCAAATTAAAGCAGAAATTAAGATCGAGAACGACGCAGATGAAACTATAGTAAAAAAAACCATATCTAATAACTTATTAAGTTTAACAAATCAAAAAAAGAGAATAGGAGCAGAAATAGCATTATCAGAGATATACGCTTCGATGAATATAGAGGGAGTAGCTGTTGTGACAAGCTTATCATCACCTACACAAAACATATATACATCAAATCAAGAATTACCATATTGCACTAGTATTATATTTTGAGGTTAGTTATGTCATTTTTTCCACCTAACACAACTGAATTAGAAAGAAACATAATACAGAGTTTTAAAAATGTATTAGATCAAAAAGATATACTTATAGATAAACTTTATAATACAAAGCTATGTCCTGATTTTCTTTTACTATATTTAGCATATTTCATGGATGTTGATTTTTCTATATACAATAGTCTATCAGATCAACAAAAAAGAGAATATATACTTCAATCTATAGCTATTCATAGAAAGAAAGGTACATCAGGAGCATTAAAAGATGCACTTAATATTGGAGGATATACTTTTAATATAATCGAATGGTATCAAGATAATTCAACAGCAGGCACAGCTAAATTAAAACTACAAACTCAAAATAAAGAATTTGAAATAGATAAAGTTAAAAATATAGTCAATAAAAATAAGAATGTTCAAACAATTATAAATTACATAATCGATACATCAAACAACGCTACACTATATTGTGGTGGAGCAGTCAAAATAAGACTTAAAATAACAGGAGATATCAATGCCAAATCAACTACATCTAACAAGTAAAGCACTTAGTGATATTGCTAATTTAGAAGCTACAGGAGAGAAAATACAACTAATTACATTTGCTGTTACAGATTCTAATGTTGATGATGAGCAGACAGTTGGTAATATTATTTTTAGTGGTACTTTGAATAATATAGCTCTTGACCCACTCAATAAAAATACACTGATTTTGACAGCTGTGGTTCCAAATTTAGAAACTGTTAAAGGTATTGTTAGAAAAATATATATTTATGATAATAAAAAAAATACCTTTGCATATGGTCTTGTTCCTGAATTTGAACTTAAAGGTGATAAATCTCTTGAAGCAGAATTACAATGTCATATTGTTTTTTCTGATACAGCTGATGTTAATCTTAATGCACCTGTAGAGTCATATGTAGATATTGATACATTTAAAAAGCATAATCATGATACTAGATATTATTTAAAGGCTGAAATTGATAGTGATATTGATAGTTTGAAATCACAAATTTCGCAAATTAAAACAGTATTAGAATCAGGATTAGAACCTATAGGGCATATTGCTATGTTTTATAGTACTGTTGCCCCAAAGAATTATTTAATTATTGATGGTTCTTGGTGGCTTAAAACAACATATAATGATTTGTGGATGGCTTTACAAGGAAAACCAAATGTTGAAGAAAGTCCAGATAAGTTATCATTTAGGATTAGTGACGCTAGAGGTTTATTCCCTAGATTTTTAGATAATAGTAGAGATTTAGATAAAGATAGGTCTTTAGGAAGTTATCAAGAAGATCAAATCAAAGCTCACTCACATGAAATAGGTTTTGGTGCCACATCGAGTACAAATACAGGCCAAACTCCAGCAGGCAAAGATGGAGTTACAAATATGAATGTTGCGACAGCAAAAACTGGCGGTACTGAAACAAGAGCAAAAAACATCGCATATTTGGCATGCATTAAATATCAACTGTACTAATTTTTTAAAAAACTCACCACACATCAAACAAATTAATCTCATATTATTAATTCATAATTAGAAATAACTAAGCAAATTATGAACCCTGTAGATCAAGAAATACAAAGGCTACAAGATAATCTAAAGATTGTTCAAGATCAACTTAAAGATTTAAGAGCAAACAATATAACAGAATATCATTATGGGGATAAGGGAGCTACAAGAAGATCATTAGAAGAATTAAGAAAAGATGAAAGTTATTTACAAGGAAAGATCAACCAATTAATTAGAAGTAAGGCTGGTCAAAGTAATATTTTTTTAGGTAGCTATAGGATTAGATAGATGTTTGGTTTCAATAAAAAAATAAAACCTACAAAAAGTACAACAACTAAACATATACACCATAGATCAACTGGGTATGTACCATACTCAAATCCTTTTGGCTTAGGTTTTGATAATGTTTCTAACTTAATATCTTATAGACATAATCAGATAATTAAACAAGCAAGAGAAGCACAATTAAATAATGAATATATCCGTTTTTTTCTTAACTATGCTTCTATTAATATTATTGGACATACTGGCATAGCTATATCTAGTAAGAGTCAATACAAAAATATTAATACAAATATTGAGAAGTGTTATAAAAGATGGACAAAAAAAGGTAACTGTGATGTTACAGAGACTATGTCATATATAGACATATTAGAAAAAGCGGTCAAACACTGGTTAAGAGATGGTGAGTTTTTTATTGTCAAGAATATTATTGATGGTGATTTGAAACTACAGTTTTTAGATCCTATTTTGGTTAATAGCTCACTAACTGAAAAAAGAGGCAATAATAATATTGTTAATGGTGTTGAGCTTAATATATATGGTAAGCCTGTAGCTTATCATCTAAGGGGTGATATTGATTCAGCAAATCAAGTTATCTCAGCAGAGAATGTTATACATGGATATAACAATGTAGATTTCATCGGAGCTACAAGAGGTATATCAAATATCCATACAGCTTTAAACTCATTAAATATGTTAAATGATTTTGCTAAATGTGCTTTAGATAATGCACGTCAAAACTCAAAGATTAATGGAATATTTAGTAAAGAAGATGATGATTATAACCCTATTGCTAATTCAAGTGATTATCAGAGTGAAGATACTCAAGTAGATACCAAAGAAACTATAAATATGGGTGATGGTACTGATTTTATGGTAATGAATGGTAAATACTCAATACAACAAGTTGACTCTAAGTTTCCAAGTGCCGAGTTTGCACCATTTAGAGATGCTATGTTACGTATGGCTTCAATATCTTTAGGGTATGGAGTTAATTTCATTAGTATAGGTAATGATTTATCACAATCTAGCTATTCAAGTACACGACATGGTTTGTTATCAGAAAAAGCTTCATGGCAAATGTTACAACAAAAAGTTATAGAAAACTTAGTTAAGCCAGTATTTGAGGCTTGGCTTGATATTAATATTTTTAATGGCAAGTTAAATATTTCTAGCTCTCAAATAGAGGATATTAAAGACTCTATTCAATATATGCCTAGGTCATGGGAGGGGATGGATCCAAATAAAGATGCTCAAGCAGCTAAAACTAAAATTGAAAGTGGTTTAAGTTCAATTAGTGAAGAAATAGCTAAGACAGGTAGAGACCCAGAGGTAGTGGCTCAACAAAGAAAAGAAGACAAAAAGAGATTTAAAGATGTAGGAGATGCTAATGAGTAAGCTATTAATAGGACAAAAGCACCATAGAAGTGGTGTATTTACTCGAGATAATTTGAATGAAGAAGATAGGACATTAACTCTTAGTTTTTCATCTAATACACCATATCAACGTTGGTCAGATATGACTGAAACTTTGATACATAATGAAGATGCTATTAACTTTGAAAGATTAAATAATGGAGCTAATTTGTTATTTAATCATGATTGGGATAAACCAATAGGAAAAATAGAGAAAGCTTGGCTTGATGGGGACAAAGCTTATGCTACTGTTAGATTTTCAAAGTCAGCATTTGCAGATGAAGTATATAAGGATGTAGTTGATAAAATATTAACAAGTGTATCAACTGGCTATAGTGTTGATGCTTATAGTGAAGAGAGAAGTAGAAATAATATCAATGTTACTAGATGGATGCCTTATGAGATATCTTTAGTGACAGTCCCAGCAGATACGACTGTTGGCTATAAAAGAAGTTATAAAGAAGAGTTTGAAAATTTCAATAACAAAGGAGAAAGAGGAATGGAAAAAAACCAACAAACAAACGATTTCAATGATATTACAGAAAAAGCTTTGAAGCGAGAAAGAGATAGAGTAAGTAATATTCGCTCAATAGCTACTAAATATAAATGTGATGAAGAATTAATCACAAAAGCTATAGATGATGGTACAAGTATTACTGATTTTAAAGAAAAAGCTTTTGAGTCATACGAAAGATATCTTGAAAGTGAAGCAAACAGAGAAAAGCTACGAGACATGGAAAAATCAAATCCAAATATTAATATGGCTAATTATCAAAATATAGGTCTTAGTAAAAAAGAAGCTAATAATTTTTCATTTATAAAAGTCATGAGACATCTTAGAGACCCAAGTGATATGAAATTAAGAGAAGAAGCTGCATTTGAGTTAGATGTATCTAATACCGCTAAAAGAGCTAATAATATAAGTTCAGGTGGTGGATTTCATGTACCTTTTGAAGTTTTATCAAGAAATGCCTTTACAAGAGGAGCAGACACAACTAATTCAGGTTCACTAATCAATACTACAACAATGGTTGATGATTTTGTGACGCTATTAAGAAACAAATCTGTATTTTTAAATCTTGTATCTAAAATGATGGGTATGTCAGGTTATGCAAATATTCCGATTCAAACAGGAGGTTCTACTGCATATTGGCTTGGAGAGAAAGACAAAGTTACAGATAGTAATTTCACTACTGATAAAATTGACTTAACTCCTAAGAAAATAGGTGTTAGCCAGTTGATGACTGGAGAGTTGTTAAATTATACAAATGCATCAATTGAACAAAAAATAGTTAATGATATGGCAGAAGTTGTTGCTGTAGCAGTTGATGAAGCTATTATGTATGGTTTGGGTACATCAAATCAACCTTTAGGTATTGCTAATACAAAAGGAATCAATAAAGCTACATTTGGTGATAAATTAGCATTATCTGACTTTGTGGGTATGGAGACACAAGCATTGACAAGTAATGCTAATATGCAAAACATGAGATATGTTTTAAATCCTAGTATGTCAGGTAAGGCAAAATCTACACCTATTGATACTACAGGTATTAATATGATCTTAAAAGATAACCAAATTAATGGCTATAATGCGTTAATAACTAATCAGCTTAAAGCTACAGATATGATATTTGGTGATTTTTCTAAGGTTGCATTAGCTATGTGGGGAGGTTTAGAGTTAAAGATAGACCCATATTCAATGTCTGATTCAGATATGATTAGGTTTACTGTTTTCCAACGTCTTGATGTTGCAGTTACACAACCAAAAGCATTTGTGTTAGCTCAATATCAAAAACCGACACCTGCTAAATAATGTCTAATATCTATATGCAAGATCAGTTAAATAGTATTATTTTTAATGATTTTGGTAGAGATGTTTTAATTTTGCCAAAGAACATTCAAAAAAGTGTTATTTTTGATGATAGTTATCAATTTGACAATATAGGTAGTTATCAAGCAAAAAATATAGCTGGCTATTTAACTATCTTGCCATCTGACATTAAAGATTTTTATATTGGTTGTGATGTCAAAATTATAGATTTGAATTTGATTGTAAATATAGATAATTACAAGTTGGTTAATGGGTTATATAAAGCTCAAGTAAGCTTTGCTAATGGAGATAGTCTTCAAGATGATTATAATTTCAGTTGATAGTGCAGAGTCAATATCTAAAGCTATATTAGGTTATCGACAAGATAATGAAACTTTCATTAAGATATTTAATCAATCTTTAAATAGAAGTATTAAAAGGGCTAGTTCAAAGATAGCTAAAGATATATCTCATGAGTTAAATATCCCTTTGAAAATAATCAGAAAAAGATTATTAACTTTCAAAAAGAGAATTAATAATAATCAAGGCTTTAAGATATGGTTTGGTATTAATGATATCCCTTTAGATACACTGGGCAATGCTAAAGCTAGAGATAAAGCTGTTATTATCAAGCAACAAACAATACCAAATGCTTATATTAATCATAAAAATAATAGAGTCTATGACAGATATACAAAAAAAAGGAAAATGTTAAATATATCTGATCATGCAAGTTTGATTGCTAATCAAAGAATACACCACTACCTAAATGATGAGTTTGAAAAGAACTTTACACAACTATTAAGGTATACAAAATGACTTCAAGTGAATTAACAGAGCTTATATATACCAATTTGAAAACAAAGTTTAGTAATATCAAATGGCTTTTGTATCCTCATGCAAGAAAAATAGCACATCAAGACTGTCCTTTTGCTTTGATATCTCTTGATTCTATGACTCATACAAAAAAGATGTCTGATTTAAGTAACGTTATGTTTTTTGTGAGTTTAACTTTGGTTTATTCTCGAGCAGATGAGAAAGAGGATAATTTCCAAGCAAACTTAGATATGACAAATGTAGCACTTGAAATAGGGACTTTCTTAGAGAGTAATTTTTTAGCCAATTCAAGTATTAAAACTATAAATGTTACTTCATCACAAAGAGACTCTTTATCACCAAGCTTAGATGGATTTATTGCTTGGGAGATTGAGCTACAAATATCAACAACATTTGGTGATTCAGTATATGCACAATAGAGAATTAATATCTAATATACAATCAAGACTATCTCAAATGATATTAATAGGTACTATTGACACTATAGATAAGGCTAAAGCCAAAGTTAAAATAGGAGAAATAACAACAGCTTTCTTACCTATTATAACAATGCGAGCAGGGGATTGTACTACATGGTGGAGTTTATCAGAATCAGAGCAAGTAGCTGTACTTAGCCCTAGTGGAGATATTAATAATGGTATTATTCTTGGCTCAATATATACAAATAAAAATACACCACAAGATCAAACAAAGCATATAACCACATATGCAGATGGTACTGTAGTTGAATATGATTATAAAAATAAAAAAATGAATATAAAAGCTGTTGGTGATATCAAAATAGATTGTCAAAATATCAACACATCTGTAAAAGATACAATAACATCATCATCAAATAAGACAGATCTAACTGTACAAGATTCTTTGACATTAAAAGCCAATCAAGTTGATATATCTGTACAAGACTCTATTACTATATCAGCAGATACAGTTAATATATCTGCAAAAGATACCTTAACCCTATCAGCTAAGAAGATTAATATTAATAGTGATGTTGTGATTAAAGGCTCATTAGTAGCAAATGGAGTATCTTTGACAGATCATATACATAATGATTCATTCGGAAAACCAACATCTAAACCAATATAGTATTAAAAGCCTTTTTTAATTAACCATTGCTCAAACCTACAAAGTATATAGGCGTACATTATCCATAGCACCATAGACCAAAAGCCCCACATTTAATGTCGTCTATGACCCAAATTAGGTTAGATTGTGGGCTTTCTTAGTAAGTTCTAGGTCATATATAGTATTCATATTAGCTATACATCTATTTTGTATCTCACAAACGACTACTTCATCTACACTATAACCATTCTTAGTATGATATTTTAACGTAAGTGTGAAATATTTTTCATCTTCACTAATACAAAGTATAGTAGGTTCAAACCGAATAATATTAGAAAGGCTCTTTTCAATATACTCTGAAGGATCAAGAAACTTATTCAAAAACTCTTCCCTATTAGCATGTTTCCAAAATGGAGAAGAAAATTTAAAGTTTTCTGATAGTATATTAGGATTTAGCGTACCCTTAATTAACCATTTTTCTATTGCTCTAGCTAATTCTCTTGTTGTATTTTTCATGGTTTATTTTTCCTTATTTTTAAAGTTAGATGATCTTGATTAAAGATAAAATCATAATAACAATAAATAAACTATAAATTTAGTCTCATATATAAGACTTATATAATTAGCCCCAAACTAATTGCACTATATACGGCTTCAGTAATATTAGCAACATTTAATTTTTTAATTAACCTTCTGCGATAGGTATCAACAGTATTTTTTGATAAAAATAATATAGTTGAAATTTCTTCTGAACTCTTACCTTTTGCACTCCAGTATAATACTGAAAGTTCAGAGCTAGATAATTTATTTATATTTAATAAAGTTGTTTTAGTTTTTAAAACTTCATGTCGATAATTTTTATCTGTCATAAAATATGTTGATTTTAATTCTGGAAGACATTCTAAGTAGACATCTAGCATATTATCTATAAATTCTAGACTAAAGCTTTCGATTTGATCAATTGTGCTTTTATAATATGACATATTATCTTTTATTTCTACATTAGTATTAACACTAACAAGTATGTGACAATCATCACATCTTCTAGTGAAGCAATAGCATCGATATAATCCATATTTAGTTAATATATCATTTACTAATTGTTGTAAATAATCTAGATTAATAAAATCATTAGGAAACATAGTCTCCTTATCTTTAATGAATGTATAATTAAGTAGCAAATCTCCTCTGTATAGCCCAGATTTAAATGTGTTTAAGGAGATCCTAGGTTTACTTGATAACCATACTGTTTTACCAGACTTAAGAATAATAGCAATCGCTATAGATGCAAAATTTTCCAAAGAATATAATGGATGAGTTAGCTTCTTAATTCGATGTCTATATTTAATAGAGGGAATGTAACACTCCTTCATAACCATGACAATAAAATAAATTGCTCAAATAATAACTAAAATATTACTATTACTTCTGGTTAGATGAAAGTTATATTATTTTTTCTTTTCGACAAAACTCACCACACATCAAACAAATTTAATATTTATCATTATATCAAATTAATAATTTTTTAAAAAAATGAATGTTGACAAAATAGAGATTGAATTAGACAAAATTCAAAATGCATTGCAAAACCAAAATGATGATATTGTCAAAATCAAGACTGGGATATCAGTATCCCTAAGGTGGCTAATAGTCTTAAATATCATAATTGGCTTAATATTAACTGGTTCAGGAATCCTCATATCATATGAGTCAAACCGACCATCATTAAGAGTCCTAAAGAATCAAGTCAATGAAAATACAACTGAGTTGCATTCATTTAGAAATACTGGAGATAGAATATGAGTGATAATTTTTTTCATGGTGTAGATTTAGTTGAAAGTGATAGTGGAGTTAGAAACTTCTCAACTGTTAATTCAAGTGTTATAGGTTTAGTTGGTATTTCAGACGATGCTGATGCTACAGAGTTTCCTTTAAATACTCCTACTTTGATAGAGGGTAACGATCAAACTAAAATCTCAAAGATAGGTACAGGGGAGTTAGCAGACTCAATTACAGGGATATTTGCAAGTGGAGTTGGTGCATTAGTCGTAGTAGTAAGAGTTGCCTCAGATAATGATCAAGCTACACAAATTGCAAATATAATAGGTACACAAGATGCTGTGAAAAAAGCTAAACAAGCAACACCAACAGGTAGAACCGGTATATATGCTTTATTAGATTCTCAATCAGTAGTTGGTTTCAAACCTAAACTTTTGATTGTTCCTAACTATAGCTCAAATATTCAAGTTATCCCAGCATTACAGACTGTAGCAGAGAATCTTAAAGCAATAGCTATTATCGATGGCACAAATACTAATGATGCAGATGTTATAGCTTTGGCAAAGACATTAGATTCACCACGATTATATATGGTTGACCCATATGTCAAAGTATCAAAAGATGGAAATATAGTAGATATGCCTAGCTCTTCATATATAGCAGGTCACATTGTCAAAATAGATACTACTTTGGGTTGGCATTATTCACCATCAAATCATGTTGTTAGTGGGGTGATTGGTACTTCAAGACCAATTAATTATGATGGTTCAACTAGTTGTCAAGCAAATGTACTTAACTTAAATAATATAACAACTATTATTCATCAAAACGGTTATAGGTTATGGGGTAATAATACACTTTCTAGTGACCCTAAATGGCAATTTCTATGTGTTAGAAGAACAGCAGATATGATTAATGAGTCAATTATATTAGCTCAAGCATGGGCAGTAGATAGAGGTATCACAAAAACATTTGTTGATGATGTTTGTATGGCAGTTAATAACTATCTTAGAACATTAAAGCAACAAGAAAGAATTATAGATGGTAATTGTTGGGCAGAAGAAAAAGACAATCAATCAAGTAATATTGCACAGGGTGATTTAACAATCCGCTTTGATTTCACGCCTATATATCCAGCTCAACATATAACAATGATATCTCAATTAACTAATGGATATCTAACAGAGATATTTGAATAGGAGTAAAAGATGGAACAGTTTAACGGACAATTATTAAATTCAAATTGTTATATCAATGGAGCTAACTATTTAGGTATAGCTACAAAGGTTACTTTACCTAAACTAACACCTAAGTATCAAGAACAGAACGGAATAGGTCTATCAACCCCTATTGACTATGATACAGGTAAACTTGAAAAAATGTCTGCTGTTATGGTATTTGATGGTATCCAACAAGATATCTATTCATCAATAGGAACAGATATACCAATGATATTAAGAGGAGTTATTAGAACTAAAAATAAACCAATCAAAGTAATAGCTGAAATGAGAGGTAGTATATCCATAGATAATGGCGATATTGACAATGACTCTGTGGGACAAACTACAGTTACTATGACACTCAAATACTATAGGTTAAACTTTGATGGTAAAGATGTTGTAGAGATAGATTCTGTTAATGGTATTAGAAAAATTAACGGTAAAAATCAATTACCAAAAATTTAAGGATAGATGATGAAAGAAGAAATTGTATTAAGAGATGAAGTTGAGTTAATAGATGGTACAAAGACTCGAGAAATAACAATGCGTGAACCTACACGTAAAGATATGAAAGTTATTGAGTCTATGAATCTATCAGATGTAGACAAGTCAGATGCTATGTTAAGTACATTAACAGGTATATCTTTGGAAAGCTTAGAAGATATGCCAATGTGTGATAGTAATAAATTAATATCTATTCTTGATAAAATGGGAGAGTTTGACTATAACCCAAAGAAATAGATGAGATATTTTTCTATATTGCCTCTCAAACAGGTTGGAGCTATGAGTTTTTGGAGAATATAGAATTAAGTAGGATTAATCATTGGTTTAAATTAGCAATCAAAATGTTAGGTAGAGAAAATGGAACACAAGAAGATTAGTTTTGATATTGGTAGCAATATAACTAAAAGTTTCACTAATTCAATATCTAAAGTTGCTAGTAAATTTGATTATCTATCGATAAAGTCTCAAAAGTTAAATAATCAAAAATCTTTGATTAGTAAATTCAATACCGAGTCTAATGCTTCAGCAAAGCTTCAAGCTAAACTAGATAGACAAAAAGCTATGATGAGTGATCTTATAGCTAAGGATAATCAAACAGGTAATGCATCAGAGAGGTTAAAGCTTAGAATTTCAGAGCTTGGAAAACAAATAGATAGTACAAATACTAGTCTTAAAAAACAACAAGAAATAGTTGAAGAATCATCAAGACATTTAAAAGATAATGGTATTGATGTATCAAATATAGCACAGGAAAATAAAAGGTTAAGTCAGGAAATAGAGAAAAATGAAAAAGGTTTTGCTAGAAGATCGAAATCAATACATAGAATAGGAACAAGTTATAGATTTCTTAGAAATTCAATATTAGGTGTAGCGGGTGCTAGTACATCAATGTTTCTTGTCTCATCAGAGCTTGCAGGTAAGTTTGCAGAGTATGGTGATTCTATAGCTAAGACATCAAGAAACTTAGGTATTAATGCACAAAGTTATCAAAAGTTAAGTTATGCTGCTGGGTTATCAGGAATACAAACACAAAACTTTGCTAATTCCATGATGTATATGGAGAAAAATACAGATCAAGCGACATTAGGTATTGGTGAAGCAAAGAAAGCTTTTGATAAGTTAGGGTTATCAGCTATAGAGTTAAAAAATCTTAAACCTGAACAGTCTCTAGGGTTAATTGCTGATAGATTATCAAAACTTAAAAATAAACAAGAAAGAGTAGACATGGCTACTTTAATATTTGGTCGTAGTGGTACTTCAATGATAGAGCTTTTAAAAAATGGTTCTAAAGGGATAGAAGATCTAGGTGATAGAGCAGTCAAAACTGGGAATGTATTAACTGCGAAAGACCTCAAAAATTCAGAAGAAAATAGGGATGCATACCAAAGAATGATATGGAGTATAAGTGGATTGAAAAATTCGTTGTATACTTCACTTTTACCTGCTGTTACAAATACATTTGATTCAATATCAGATTGGTTAGAAAAAAATAGAAAACATTTCAAATCATGGGGTAGGACTGCAACTAATATTTTCAACAAGTCTATTAGTGCCTTAAAAATGCTAGGCACAGCATTTCACGAAGCATATTCATTTGGACATTGGCTGTTTGGTGGCTCTGCATCTGCAAAAGCTACACGTTGGGGGATAGGTATAGCTACATCTGTAGTTTTAGTATCTCGTACTCTTTTTAAGCTAACAGCTAGCTTAACAGCAGTTAAAGCATTAACTAAAAGTATAGGTTTGCTAAATCCATTTGGTTTAGCTGTAGCTGGAGGTACTGCGGTTGTTGGTACAATGTGGACATATAGAAAGCAATTAACACATATTTTCAATGAAACAACTGACTATTGGAGAAAAATATTAGGCTTACAACATAAAGTTACTAAGCCATATGACACTCAATATATCAAACACCTAAAAAATGGTAAGGATATGATATATGATGTCAAAGATGATACTTATACTATATTCACACCTAAGCACAAACCAAAACAAGTATCTAATCACAATACTGTCAATTTACACCAAACCATACATATACACGGTAATGCTGACAAACATTCAATACAAAAAATGATGGATGAAGCTTTGAAAAAATCCATACCAATGTATAAAACACATTTAGGGTGGTGATATGGGTATTTTGATTATAGATGGTATGCCATTGACCGTTAATACAACAACATATAACAGCTATCTATTTGATATTGAGAATACTTGGGCTACACAAGATCGTATTAATAATGAGCCTGTATTACAAAATACAGGTATGAAAGGTAAAACAATAACTATTTCAGGGATATCATTACCAAGTGTTAATCCTGTTAATTTGGCAACCCTACTAGCATTAGAGGTTTTAGTGGAAACTGCAAAGCCTGTATTTTTAATTGACTCAACAGGATATAACTTTGGTAAATGGGTATTAGAAAAAATATCACAACATAATCAAGATAGTACTAATTACTCAATTAACCTTAGACATTATCCTCAAGATTCATTATATGAAAAATCAAAAGCATATGTTGGACATTTGATATGATTATATATAAAACAAAAGATGGTGAGATGTTAGATAATATTTGTTTCAAATACTATGGAACATCAGAAGCTATAATACAGGTCTTAGCTGCTAATAGACATTTGGCTCAATATACAATACTACCAATCAATATAGATATAGTTTTACCAGAAATAGAAGAGCCATCACCACAAAGGAAAATAACTTTATGGTAGTTGACTTTCAATTAACAGCAGATGGTAAAGATATAACGAATGCTTTAAAAGAACTTGGCAGCTACAGCATAACCATTACAGATAATATAGGTCAAGCAACAGATACTTTATCTATAGATATATGTGATAATAATACCAACTTGAAAATGCCTGCTACATCATCAAAATTAGATATCAAACTAGGATATAAAAATAACTTATTAGACTTTGGAATATTCTTTGTGAATGATATTAGATATTCATATACAAAAAATACAGGTCAGACAATAGGTATTAATGCAAGCTCAATTCCTTTCACATCATCAGATCAGTATAAATCAATGCTTAACTATCATGATAGATCATATTCAAACACAACTCTAGGTAATATAGTCACCAGTATCGCTGATACATATAACCTAGAGCCAGTTATAGACAAAGATATAGCTAACATACAAATCAAACATATAGCTCAACATAGTGAAAGTGATATAGCATTTTTGTATTTACTGGCAAATAAAGTTAATGCTATATTCAAGCCGACATTTGGTAAGCTGATATTCCTTAAAAACAAAAAAGGAGTCAATAGTAAATCACAGCCAATTAAACCAATAACTTTAGATATAAGTGATATTGCAAGTATTGATTATGTCAGCTCAAATTCAGCTAAGTATAAATCAGTTAAAGCAAAGTATCATGATACAGATACAGGCAAGACAAGTTTCGTAGCAATAGGTAAGGGTGATCCTGTGTTTGTATTGTCATATACATACCCAAATGAAGAACAAGCAGAATCATTAGCACAAAAACAATATGATAGTTTCACATTAGACAGTGATACTATACATTTGACTACAACAGGCAATATTCATATGTTGTCAGGTCTTCCAATTAAAATAACTAACTTAAGAGATGATATACCCCAAGATTGGTACATAAAAACAGCTAATCATTCAATATCAAAAGATGGTTACGTTACTACGCTTGAGTTGACTTTGAAAGAGAGTTGA